ATCGTGTCTCCTACTGCATAGCCACTTCCTCCTGCAGTTACACCATCACCATTTAATAAATAAACGCCGTATGCTGATTGTGCTTGGAATGTTGCGGCAGAACCACTTCCACTAGTAGAAAGTTGTGGTATGGCAGTAAAACTTACAAATACACTTGGACCAAACTTAACACCAGTTGTTGTTCCTATAATAAAGCCAGCCTCTGTGATTAAACCATTGGTTGAGCCATCTGATACAAATGATGAATTTACGTAATCAGTCATAACAATTTCACCACCTTCAGTGTGAGTTAACTGAATAGAACCTTCTGTTGTTACTGTTGCTGTTGTGTATGGAATACCAGCGGCGTACCAAGCTGTTACAAAATCTGTAGCGTCACTGTTGTCGGCTAAAGTAAAATTATATGCTGAACTTAATGAACTACTTCCAGGAACACTCACAAAAACTTGCATATAATACGGGCCTGCCGTGAAATCAGGAGCTGTGTTACTACCTGTTACAACAGTAGGACCGGTTGCAATTCTCTCCCAAAAATATACGGGTGATGTTGTAGAAGAACCGTTGAAATTATATTGACCATAGATTGTTCCTGCAGGAATAGCTTGTCCACCTGTTGCATCTAATACTGAAGTTGCCGCCCAGTCCGCGGTAGCCAATGATATATTTTTTGCAATCCATGATGCTGTAGCTGTGCTATATCTGGACATTGCTGGTGTCAATCCATTGCCGGCTGCACCAACCTTAATCCATACACTGCCTGTTGGACGAGGTTGCGATTGACTAGTTGTCCACAATGGCATTTGAGCACTTGTTCCATATGCGACTAGAGTGGTATAATAAGTAGCTGCCGGAATACCTAATGCAGAGAATGAACCTGTTCCACTAATAATTAAACTAGCGTTTGCTGTACCAACACTTGCTGATAGGTATTGGTCAGTAAATATACATAGTTTACCACTTCTAACTTCTGCTGATAGATATGTCCATCCTAGATTATTAATTGCAGTTGCAATGTCAGATACAGTATCACCTGATGTAATAGTGATAGTAGCAGAGAATAAACCACTCATACCAATAACAAGTGTTCCGCCTGCAGAGATGGTTGGGTTAGAAACAGTTGATGTAATTGCAGGAATATCGTTTTTCCAATCAGAACTACCTAATATAACCCACACGTTATCTGTTGTTTTATAATAATATGTTCGTTCCGCACCCGATGGATTAGTTGTTACTTGTAATGCATTAACTGCATAATCACCAATTGCACCAATGCTTGCTAGAGGAGCACCACCGGACATATTAGTAGCATCTGTAATAACAATAGGTGATTGCAATGCAAACTGACCAGTTGTTTGATTAAATTCATAGATACCCCAAGCACTTGTAGTACTGTCTAACCAATATGTACCATCAGCCGGCGCGCCAGTTGGACGACCTGTTTGACCCACTAAGCTTGCTAAATCAATATCACAACGTAGTACGTAGCAACGATTTGTAACTCCAAGTAAAGAGTAAGCCGCTAACAAACCATATTCGTTTAATTCGTAACCTTGAATTGGTGTGCCATTTGTCGTTGTATAGAAGAAAGGTGTACCATATAAGTTTACTAAATCACGCTGACTTGTTACTTGATATAATTTATTTGCGTTAGCTGCCGTAGTAGCTACTGCTACTCCTGTACCGCTAGCGTTTGCTTTATTTTGTGCTGTTGCTAATAGAACTAGCGGGACTGAACCTGTTGCTGCCGGTAAGTATTGACTTTCGTCGGTAATCGTTACTTGTACGCCTGGAGATGTTAATGCCATTTTATTTTTCCTTTATGTAAAATTATGAGGTTTACTACCTAAATTGCATACTATTATTTAGTAGAAAATTAAAAAAAGACGGTATTACCGTGCCTTCGAAGGTTCCTACTAAATACTGTATGTTAAGACCTATATGTAAATCTTGCGGAAAGAATCATTGTGCCGTGAATTACATCCGTGAGGGTATTACACACTATCGCAGTGGATGTGATGAATGCGGTCGTAAGAAAAAGAAGCTAAAGCCTAGAAAGGCTAACTGGACTAAGAGTGGATATAAGAAAAAAGCCACTTGTGATTTATGTGGCTTTAAAAGTTTGTTTACATCACAAATGACAGTATATCACATTGATGGTAATTTAGAAAATATTGCTCTTACTAATTTACGAACTGTCTGTTTATGTTGTATTGAGGTTGTTAAGCGCAAAGAAATAACTTGGCGTCGTGGTGACTTAGAAGTTGACCACTGAGTTGACCTGATTGTGTAGTGCGTCAATGGTACCATTATTATCAATGTAATAGTCGTACAACAAACCAATACTACTATACTCACTAGCGTGGACTGCATAGTTACCTAACTCTACCATAGCTTTTAATCGTTGTTCGCTACCTTCAGGTTCATTGTTGTAATCAACTGCGGCACTATACCAAATAGGACGTTCTCCCCTGCTTACACGCATCGTAATTCCGCCTACACTTTTAATAGACTTGACTTCATTGGCAAAACGGCAATCAGTAATCACAATGTTATCACTGGTCTGACGTAGTTTGTTTTCTACACTAGCAACCCAGATATCAGTGTGAAAATTATTGCGACAAACTTCTGTTCCCCAGTATTGTAATACCCATCTAGGGGTGATTTCCATACCAAGTCTATTACTCCACCAGTCATCACGCTTTTCTCGCCACTCTCTACTAGACTTGGTTGACCCTTCTAGTAAATCTCTTTCCCAACCAAAGACTGATGCTACTGCGTCTTTCAACGAAGCGGCAAAACTAACACGTTTGAACCCGTGAAATGTAGTAAGATAGTCAGCAATCGTATCTTTACCTGACCCAATTAATCCTGTAACTCCTATAATCATAAAAAAACTCCCGTAGTGTATAGTATACTACAGGAAAGTTGAAAAGTAAACTGTTTAGGTTATTTTTGTAGTAGTTATTATAAACTTTTACCCCAACGTGTATTGATTACATTCCAATTGATAATCTTCCACTGTTCTTTTAGATACTTTTTCTTGTCCGCACCGTAATCTAATATCCAAGCGTGTTCCCACCTATCAACTAATAACAATATATCATTGCGTACTTCATGGTTTTTAATTGTTTTAATCTTACCATCATATGCTAAGTATACCCAACCAGATCCTTCTAACTTCATAAATTCAGTTTCAAACTGTTCTTTCATATTATCATATGAACCGTAATGTTTGTTGATAAAGCCCATAATAGGACCATTTGGATTGTTTTTGTTTCTTACTTCACGGAATTGGGGGAACAATGTATTATGTAAGAATGCACCCGCATAGTTAAAATCCTTATCACCCTCGCCTTTATTATAACGTTCAGCGTAACCTTTGGCTAATTTATCATAATGAAGTTCTATTGTATCTTTACTAAGTACAGGTGCAACTTCACTATCAGTAAAGTTTAGTGGGATAATTTCTATGTCTTGAGGTTTACTCTTATCTTCAAGTAAAGTAATAAATTCACGCATCATAAAATCTTATTTAACCTTGTACCCAAGTCAATGGTTGACTGTAATCAACATAACGTTTTAGTTCATCGTACAGTTGTTCCATTGCGGCTTTACCTTCAGCTTTCATAGCTGTACCGTTTAGTGTAGTGCCGCCACCTGGACCTGCAATAGTTCCAAACTTCTCACGTGCTTCACCAATGATTAGTTTAAGATTAGCTAAGATAAAGTCACCAATCCATACACCAGCACCTGGATCTTGTAGTAACACTTCTTCTGGTCGTTGAACGTCAGCCCAAATAAGAACACGCTCACCACTACCTTTTGGATCACGAACAATACGTATAACTTTTGTAACTGGATCAAATGTATAGATTACATAACCACCGAACATACGTGCGGCTAGTTCAACATAACCGGCATAGAAGTCATATGTTGCCATACCACCTGCATAGTTATAGTTTAACAAATATGTATTAAGAATAGCACTACTGAACGGATCAAAACTGCTTGAGCCTGGACCTGTTTCTAATCCAACTGTTCTACGATAGATACAACGAACATTGATAAACTCTTGCGGTAGAGTGTAAGTATCTACGTTTTTTACAACTGTCATTAGTGTATATGATTCAGCCGTAGCATTTTGTGCTCTTTGACGATATACTTTAATAGCGTAGTTATATGCCGCTTCGTAGTGTTGCGGATCTAACTCTAGGTCAATGATGCCATCACCCAATCTATAACGCAGATTACTGAATAATGCTTGTTTTAGTTCATCCAGGGTTAATCCAGATGGAGTAGAAAGGATATTTGCTGTTGCTGATATTGTCATATATGTTTCCCGATATTGTATTTATCAGGAAACTATTGGTTCTTAGATATCACCTTCTTTACGATTTTCACTATAATGTGCATCAAATTTACCACCGGGATAGCGACTTTCCAACTTACGAACATTCTCATCAATCACATCATTTGGGTCAAGATTCAATGCACGGCAAGCATTAATCCAATACCACATAACATCACCCAACTCTCGCTTCAAGTGAAACACTTCTGCTTCTGTCAGTGGTTTACCTTGAAAAAACATCTTCTTGGGCACTTCAATAAACTCACCACCTTCAGCCGCTAATCCTAAACAAGCTGTAAGTAATAGTGGGACATTGATATCAGGTCCTCCATCATTACCATCAAGTTCATCACAACGGTTCATAAATGTAGTCAAGTCATTACTTGCACTACTTGTTACAGCCTTTACAAAATCTTTGTATTTGTTTAAATCAATATTACTCATTAAAATGCTTTCAGTATAATCATATTCTCATTAAAGCGACCATTAGATGCAGTAGCGACTGCTTTAATGTCGTTAAAGTATTTACGAGCTGCCGGTTTACTTCCCATAATTTCTTTTAATTGTTCAGCAGGCTTACGTAATGTTTTAACTTCGCTTTTTGCCGTATCAAATCCAAGTAATGTATTACCTTTAACAGTAAATGCTTTGCTGTAATCATCGGCAATATAGTGATGCAATTTGCGTTTTGCACTATCATAGACCCAAGCTTCGCTTGCACCGTGAAGTTTGATAGGACTGATACTGATTAAATCAAGTTTGTTTGCAGTATCTTTGAATACTTTTTGATACTTGAGTTTAGATACAATCTTCTCAACTGGTACTGCTTTACGTGCCCTAGGAGCTTTAGCGGCTTTCTTAACACTGATGTAACTATTCAAGTCATTGATAACCAATTCAATAAACTTAACAATGTTTTTAACCTGTGTTTTAGTCAAATGATTGTAACCTTGAACAAGTTGTGCATCAGTACCTTTAAGAACATCTTCAAACTCATTCAGTTTCTTTTTCCATACTTCAGTTAAAATACTGATATGTTGTGGCATCACATTCTTTTTAGCAACTTCATCCATTGGACGTAGTGTGTGCTTTGTAGGTGCACCGGATGTAATGAATTCATCAAACAGTCCTTCAAGTTCACCTGCGGCATCACGTGCTTTTTCTTTTAATATGTCCTGAATGTTGGGTCGTGCAGGTGCCACAACTTCAACTTTTTCTTCTTCTGGTTTATGTACTAACTTTAACAAACGACTGATTTCGTTTTCAAGTGTTAGTTCCTCGTGTTCAGTCAATTCAAGGCCACGTAACTGCATACGTGCCAACCAGCATAGTGTCATTAAGAATTCATTTTCGTGAACCCGACGCATAATTTTAGAATCGTTTGTGCGTTTATTGTATTCCAAATACTGACTCAATAATTCCTTAGCATCTTTTTTCCCATAAAAACGATGATACCAAGTAAAACTACGCATCAATGCGACTCTACGCTTATCCTCATCGGGTTGTAGAACAAATAGTGGTTCATCTCCATAATGTTGTACATCCACATCCCGTGGATTTAATGCTTTAACTAGACTATGGTCCTCTGTATTACGCTTACGTGTTGCCATTAGGCACTCCTTTGTATTGATTTTATTATTATAGCATAACCCATATTTATTGTCAACCTTAGGATTCAAGGGTAGGACATTGCGATAAATACTATTATGCCAAAGTTATCCTTATACCGCCCAAATAAACAGAATGATTATCGTTTCTTTGATAGAACTATATCGGAAGAATTGCGTGTCGGTGGCACGGATTTATACATTCACAAGTATTTAGGTCCTACTAATCAAGGACCTAGTATTGATTATACCCAACCAGAATATGATAGTTTAAATCCACTAAATATTCAGGATTTATTATTCCTAGAGAATAGAGATAGAACATATGACCCAAACATTTATAGATTACGTGGACATTATAATGTACAGAATTTAGATTTTGATTTAAGTCAGTTTGGTTTATTCTTAAACAATGATATTATCTTTATTAACGTTCATTATAATGATATGATTGATATTGTTGGAAGGAAACTAATGGTTGGTGATGTATTAGAATTACCACACTTATTAGATTATAATCCATTAAAAGAAACTATCCCAGTAGCATTAAAACGTTTTTATAGTATTACTGATGCTAACTTTTCCAGTGAAGGATTTAGTCAAACTTGGTATCCACATATGTGGCGTATTAAGTGCGAACCATTAGTTGATAGTGAAGAATTTAGTCAGATATTAGCAGAACCTATTAACCAAGATAATTATTTAGGATTATGGGATAAAGATAAAACGTATCCACCGGGGTATGTTATTACATTTGGCGATAAGAATTATATCAGTAAAATAGAAGTACCACCTGGAATATATCCTCCAGATCCAACATATTGGGAGTTAGATACGGCATCAAATCTTAAAGACATTCTTGCTACTTACAATAAGAATATTGCAATCAACGATGCGGCATTGAAAGAAGCCGAAAGACTTGTACCTAAATCAGGTTATGATAGAAACAACTTATATGTTGTGCCTACATATGGTACGTTTGAAACTAATACAGAATTGTCTGGTAAATATAATCAGCCGGCACCACCTATTGATGTTATAATTCCAAATCCAGGGCCACCTACTGCTACTATTGCAATGGTAAGTTCTTCAGAATATAGAATTGCTAGTCCTGTACTAAGAATTTCTGCCGCGTCAGCACAGTCTATTTGGGACATGACGGTTGATGCAGGAGTAGTTGCACCTAAATCAACATTATCGTTAAGGTCAATAACTATTGCACCAACATTAACTGACGGTGGTTCAGGCCCAGTGTCTGGCTACACAGTATTATCTATTGATAGCATAGGATATAATATCACAGGGCCATATGGTACTGCTGATAATACATATGCTACCGCTGACCAGAATCCAGAAGCGCCTGGCTTTACAGGTACAGAGCCATACGGTCCAAATACTATGGATTATCGTGCTGACTGTGATCCTAGATTCCAATTCATTGCACGTAGTAGCCCAAGAAGCTTCGGCTATACAACAGGATATTTAGACGGTGATGGCACTGCACCTAACGGATTCCCAACAGGTGCAGGTATTGCGTTCCCTCAAAATCCACAAGTAGGGGATTACTTCTTGCGTATAGATTATCTACCTCAACTATTATATCGTTGGGACGGACGACTATGGGTAAGAATCTCTGAAAATGTAAGAACTCAAACTGGTATGACTGCTGGAGATTTGTCACAACAATCTAGCTTCATAAATAACAGTAACGTGACGGTGTTGACAGATGGAACATCTACTACACAGAAACAGGCATTAAGTACAATACTTACAATAGCCCCGGATCCGATACCACCCACACCTTAAAGAATATAAATGGCACAATTTTTCTATGACAATCAGATACGCAGATTTTTAATACAATTTGCAAAAATATTCAGTAACTGGCAAGTTACTAAAGGTAAAGATCCTGCAGGTAATGAAATACTTGTGCGTGTGCCTATAATGTATGGTGATTCAAGTCGGCAGGCTAGTACTATCATCGCTAATAATAGTGCAAGTAATTTGCCAAGCGCACCACTAATTACATATTATATTAATGGGTTAGAATATGACCAAAGACGTACACAAGATCCTACATTCATTGATAAGATGCAGGTTCGCCAACGTAGTTATAATAGTGAAACACAACAATACGAAACTGTACAAGGACAGGCATTTACAGTTGAACGACTAATGCCCGTACCCTATACATTGCGAATTAATGTTGATTTTTGGACAACTAACTATCAACAAAAATTAGAATTAGTTGAGCAGATAGGAACATTGTTTAATCCTTCATTAGAAATACAAAGTACTGATAATTTTATTGATTGGACCAGTTTAAGCGTTGTTTATCAAGATGGATTAACATTTACCAGTCGCAGTATACCGCAAGGTACAGGTAATCCTATTGATGTATTAAGTTGGAAATTTTATATGCCTATATGGTTAAGTAATGCCGCTAAACTTAAAAAGATGGGCGTTATCGAAAAAGTTATTGCTAGTATCTTTAAAGGTCAAGCATTAGAAGATATACAAGATGATGATTTATTGTTAGGAACTCGGCAAAAGATTACACCATATGGATATAAGTTGTTACTGATTGGTAATAGACTTCAGCTACTACCAGCAGATGAAGCATTCTATCCAAGTAATGAAAGTTTAGAATATCCTCCTCCACCTGACACTAGTTTATACTGGACTAGTTTATTAAATGTCTATGGGACAATAAGACCGGGTATAAGTCAGATATGGTTACAAAATCCATTTATGACTACTGACATTGTTGGTACTATTGTGCCTGATCCAACAGATGATAGATTATTAATATACGATATTGATCCTGACACCCTGCCACAAAACACATTGGATCCTGTAGACAGCGTGATTAACCCACTAGTCACAGGACCAAACGCAGGACTACCAGGTCCAATCAATGGGCGTAGATATCTTATTGTAGAAGATATAGGTAGTCCAAATAATACCACTATTGCCTGGGGAGCATTAATTGCAAATGCAAATGATATTGTTGAATTTGACGCAACATCGGGTCAATGGTTTGTATCATTTGATAGTCAGTCTGCTACCACAATAGAATACGTAACCAATCTTACTACTGATTTGCAGTATAGATTTGATTATATCAACAACGTTTGGATGAAGTCGTATGAAGGTTGGTATGCTCAAGGGGATTATTCTATCGTCATCTAATACTGTGATAAATCATAGTATGAATAATATTTCTGCAGGCGTCTTTTTCTATTCTGAAAATACAAAACGTTTCCTATACCTGTTAAGAAATGATAATAAGAATCCAGGTAACTGGGGTATACCCGGTGGTAAAATAGAAACTGATGAAACATTACTTGAAGGTTTGCAACGTGAATGTATGGAAGAAGTAAATTACTTCCCCGAACATGCTAAACTTGTACCCATTCAGAAGTTTGTCAATAATACATTTACCTATCATACATTTTTTTGTAAAGTATCAGATGAATTTACTCCTATATTAAATGATGAACATTGTGGTTATGCTTGGGTAGGTAATAAACAATACCCCAAACCATTACATCCGGGGTTGTTTAACACGGTTAACTTTGATGTTGTTCAGAAAAAAACTAAATTCGCTTACAAAAAAAGAGACCTAAGTCTCTTTTTTATTTTAGCAGTTTTGCAACTGTATCATATCCCAATGTGCCAAGAACTATACCTGCCCCCATCATCATCCAGCGCCATTTTTCGAGCGCAGAAATTTTGTCAGACATAGCCCTATGGGCACCGGCACTAGCATCTTTCATTTCTTTAAGAAGCTGATGTGTATCTTCATTGTTTCTAGCAATACAAGCATTTACATCTTTGATATCAGCTTTGATTTCGCTGATATCATTTGTGATGTTTTGTACCTGTATTTGAAGCACTGCGATGTCCGTTTCAGTTTTTGGCATTTTAATAGTTTTCGCTACCATCATGATTAAGCACTAGCAATCGTAACGATTGGGTTAGGCTGACCGTCATATGTATTAGCGGCGTATGCTGTGTTGAATGTAGCGATAACATCAGGGTTAACTGTGTTCAATACCGCAGTACCTGTACCAGTACCGGTTGCTGTAGCAACGAATGAAACACCTGTCATATTAGATGCCGCACCACATGCTGTCCAATCTGTTGTGCCAGTACTGTAAATTGTATATACTGTACCTACACTTAATGAACCAGGTGCAACTTGTGCTGGGAACACTTCAGTATTGTAATCATTAACACTTGAAACATATGCTGTAGCAGAGGCTGCATCAGTAGACAAGATATTCATTGTGTTTGGTGTCAATGCTGTGTTAGCAACGTTTGCTGTATAGCATTGTGCAATTAAACCAGTCGTACCACCTTGTACTAGATATTTTGTCTTACCTTTTTGACGAACAATGAAACCAGCTTCGTCATTTGCATATACATAATTCTGACCCAAGCCACCAATTGTTGATGATGCATTTGCTGCCAATGTGATACTGTCTTGTAATGCATCAGGTGTACCAGTTGCGGCTGTCATAACTTTTGGTGCACCACCTAGTGTTGAAGAAACTGTGAATGCGGCAGCATTAGCAATAGTTTTAACAAAGTATGTTGTACCTGTAACTAATGTACCTATGTTAGCACTGAATGATACCGGCTGGTCAACTGCTAATGTTTGAGCATTACCTGTTGTACTAATAACGTTACCAGTAACAAGTGTATTTGCTAACGTGACTGATACATAACCAAATGTAGCTGTAGCAAATCCTAAGTTAGTTGTAGTACCATCTGCGGCAACAGCTTGAATAGCTGAACCAGTAGATAGTGTGTTAGCAAAGTCTGTACCAGCACCATATACTAATGCACTTGCGTCACTTGAGTAAATATTACCTGTACCAGAAATACCAATAGCGACACGTGGTAGAACCTGTGAACCAACGATTGATGTGTTACCACCAACTACACCATATGTGTTAGCGTTAGTTGATGGGAAACCTGCGCCACCAACTGGATTGTTGAAATATGCATCAACTACACCAACTGACATTGATACTGAACCACCCGTAGTATCAGCTAATGTAACCGCTGTGCGTGTAGTGTTTGCACTTAAGTCAGTAGCGGAAACTGTAAAGTTGTTTGCATCAATAACTGTTAAAATATAGTATGTTGTTGCAGTAAGTAGATTACCAACACTTGATGCTATTACGAATGGCATACCTGCGATAACGCCAGTTGTTGTTAAACTTTCAGTTACGGTAACAGCTCCTGTTGCCGCTGTTGTATCTGTGATTGTTAAGACTGCTTGAGCCTTTGCGATTTTTAGAGGACGTCCCATTTGTTTTTCCTTTGATAAAATTAGCGGGTTCTAGCCGCTACGCAGTGGGTAACTGCATAAACTCTCAGAATGAGAGTGTATGTTATATTTATCAAAAAAGGGTAAAATTAAGTTGTAGGGCCGCCGAGATTTGGCGTTGGGAATATTCCAGTAGTACCTGTATTAGCATGTGGCATACCTAATTCTGTAATAGTAAATGGGGCAGATGTTACTCCAGATACTTCTAAGAATGATACTATATTGCCTTGACCTACAATAATACTGTTATTCACTGTGTTAGCAGGAATGATTGTGCTGTTAGCATCAGCTACAGTGTATGCTACACCGTATGGGCTATATCGTGCTGTAGCATTACTGATTACTACGGCTGAATTTGCAGTTAGTGTTAAACTTGTATTGTTAGCAATAGCTTTTACAATGCCTGCAGTAGCACCTGCTGTGTTACCAATCCAAGCACCAACATTTAGTTGAGTCAAGAATGTTGTGCCAGAACCTGTCACTGTTGCACTATTAGTGGCAGCGGTTATTGTACCTGTCAATGCAACATTGGGGAAGCTAGTTGTATATTGTATAGGACTACTTGTAGTCGCTATTTGTATTTTATCCGTAGCGATGTTGCCTGATGTTTGTACTGCTGAACTTGCTGTATATGCGTATGATGCCATTTTTAATTCCTATATCTTATTTATTCTTATAGTCTGCCTACGGCGACTTCTATTATACCTTCACCGTCAAAGTTTGCTAATGATTTACCAATTACTGTTCCCATATGAGGTGCTGAACTTGGTCTAGCATAGCCATCACCGCCTGATACTAACATATCACCTTTACGTATTGTTCCGCGAACTTTAGTTGGCACACGACCTTGAAGTGCTAATGCCACGATATGTTCACCCTGACATTTCATATTCATAACATAAGCAGGATCAGTAGAAACAACACCGGCTACTTTATTAGTACCATCTTCTGCCAATGTTACTTCCTTATCACCACCAAATGCTAATACTGTTCCCGATTCATATACGGCATCTGCTTCATAATATTCTGCTAAGTCAGCGTATGTAGCATTAAGTCTTGATCCTGCACTTAGTGAGAAGTTACCAGTAAATGTTCCTACATTAGTATTTGCACCAGTTGTAAATGTTACATTATTGCCACCAACAAAGCCAGCGTTTGCTGTGTTCAAGTTGCCTACGGTTGCGTTACCAGATACACTTACACTTGATAATGTTCCAACACTTGTAATATTTGGCTGAGCCGCAGTCGTTACAGTACCTGCAGTCGTAGCACTTGTAGCCGCGCCACTTAATGCGCCGGTGAATGTAGTAGCACTTACGTTACCTGCAGTGATGTTACCACTTGCACTCACCGTACCTGTAACAATAATTCCTGTATTTGTTACAACAACTACGTTACTTGTTCCACTTACACTAACTGTTACATTACTATTTGCGATAACTGTTACATTACTATTTCCATTTAATATTGATGAGCCGGCGGCTATATTGATGTTACTTAATCCGCCACCATCGCCAACAAACAACCCTGCAGTGATATTACCGGTTGCACTAACAATACCACCAGTGATAATATTACCACCGTTGATGTTACCAGTAACGGTTATCAATCCACCTGTTCCAATATTACCTATATTAGCATTACCTGATACGCTTAAACTTGCTAGTGTTCCTGTGCTTGTAATGTTTGGCTGTGCACCTGTTGTTACAGTGCCTGCAGTTGTAGCACTTGTAGCTGATGTTGCTGATGTTGCTGATGTTGCAGTTCCTGCACTTGTAGCATATGTGGCGTTTGCAACTGTTCCAGTAACATTAGCTCCTGCTATACCAGTTAAAGCTTGTCCATTACCAATGATGTTGCCAACACTTACATTACCTGTAGTTGTTATTGTATTACTACCATAGCTACCTAAGAATGTAGCAACGTCACTGTTGCCATATGTGGCTGCTGCCGGAGCAAATACACCATTACCATACAATACATTGCTCGTACTACCGTCTAAGTTTGCAGTTGCGATATTACCTGCGCCTACTACGTTTGCAAGTGCTACACTATTTGCTGTTCCCGCATAAGTTACAGCACCGGTAACATTTGCACCCTGTATATTACTTAAGTTGTTACCGCTACCAATAAAATAATTAGCGGTGATGCTATTTGCTCCATCTAAGTTACCGGTAGTAATATTGCCACTGACTGATAAGCTAGTTAGTATGCCAACCGATGTAATGTTAGGTTGTGCATTTGTTGTTACTGTACCTGCTGTTGTTGCATTACCTGATATATTACCAGATATATTTGCTGTTAGTATACCTGAAACAATTACGTTAGTAGCATTAGCACTGATTGTTTGATTACCAATGTAAATTGTGCTATTGGCTAGATACAAGTCATTGAATCTATTAGTATTGTTACCTAAATTATATGTTATGTTTGCACTTGGGGTAATATTTCCTGCAACAACTAAACCAGCAAGAGTGCCTGTACTTGTGATATTTGGTTGTGCGTTTGTAGTTAATGTACCGGTTAATAAATTAGCTGATACATTACCATTTGATACTATGACACTGCTGTTAGCTATTTCTACATTGCCGTTTGCATATTTTAATAAAGCTGATCCAGTCAATACACCACTAACATTGTATTGTATTGATCCGTCAATACCGGCTGCAGGTGCATTTACGTTAATACCAAATGCACTTGTTGCTGTTGCAAATACGTTAGCAGGATTATCATATACAATTCCTGCACCATTAAATGCATTAGGTCCATCTAAGGCATCAGAAATATATAAGCTTACATTACCGGTTGTATTAAAAGTGTTAGATACTTTTACGTAAAACGTATTCCCGTTTAGTAGATTTGCATTAGCAGAGCTATTTCCAGCAATACCTAAAATTGTAATTGCAGTACCGTTCGTATAACTAACAATGTTAGGGTCAAACGTCATTATTGCTGGATTGGCACTTGATATAGCTAATATATTTGCAATTGCTGTAGTTTTACTTGTCCAAGCTAAGTTACCGTATCCATCAGTAGTTAATACATAACCTACTGCACCGTCACCAATTTTAACATTGCTTACACTACCCAAGTGTACCGGTATACCTGTGTATTCTGCCGTGTTGCCCGGAGAGTTAGCATTACCACCTGTATTCACCCAAGAGTTAGTAACATTATCGTATCCTAATATTTGACCAGAATGTAATGTGTTTGATGTAATATTGACATTGCTATTACCACTACCCTGTACTTGACTAAAACTAATCTCTGAGTAGCTGGTTAGTACTTCAATGTTTTCAGGAGTGCCAGTAGTTTTACCAATGAATAATCGACTAGCATCTTGTGCAAAGCCAAATTGTGCTTCATCTAATTGTGGCAGGTCTACAAGGTTACCTGAACGCTGTTGGATTTTCGATATCTGTATAATGGCCATAAGTGTAATTCTTTGAAGATTTACACTTATTTATCTTAAAACATTATAAGAACTTCATATAGTATTGTTCAACACGACTGAACCAAATTTCAGTGTATTTGTCAAATTCAGTACCTTCTAATATGAATTCCTGATAGAGATTGTCAGCAGAACACATAAAAATGACACCTTTACGTATCTTTGTGCCGTGAACTTCATTGTGTGCGTTTGCATAGGCTGCTAATTGAACAAAGTAATCATCAATCCACTCACGTTTCTTGGGCTTGTTTGTTTGCTTATGGTCCATAATAGCGTCACTACCATCGTGTACACCTACTAAGTCTGTCGTCCCCGCGTAAATCTTAGGATAATAGAGAGGAACTTCTGTACCCCAATATTCACTGCATTTAACAAGACCTTGATTAATAATTGATTGGGCCATACTATGGCTTTGCAAGCTATACGGATTGCTTCCGGGCTCATTGAGTACTCCTGTCTTAATGTAATCTTCTAGCCACTTGTGCATTCGTGTTCCACGACCCGCGGCTTCGGTTGTAATCTCTTGTGCTTTTTGAACACCTACACGCTTACGCCAATTATTTAATGCTTGTTTAGATTCTTCACTTTTAGTAGCATCTAGTATCGTAGTGACACTAGGAAGCTTTTCACCATCAGGAGTAGCATATCTGCGTTTGCCGTCTATCTCAACACGGCTCATTGGAACATAATTATATTTGTTTGGTATATACATTGTGTTATTATACACTATTATCACACGTTGTAAAGCTAAATGGATAATTATAAATTTAAAATAGTTTTCATTTTATGTGCGAATTCATCGTGTATAAATTCGGGGTAATGACCCATCGGTAATTTAGTTACTACTCCTTCATGAGTGCCATAATCCCATATAGAAGGAACACACGATGGCGTATTTAAATCAAATTCCAAATAATCTAACAATGGTTTTATATCAGGGTGATTTATAAATTCTAGCTGTTTCCAGTCATAAAATACTGATGTTGAATCAGATACTATTATTTTAATATCAGTTATACCAAAACTCAAAAAACTAGCTTTCATGTTTGCTACATCTATAAGAAATCTATAAAAATTGCCATATGTTGATTCTAGCATGAGCCTAATTTTAAAATATGCCTTTTCTGCACCGGTTCCATATTTTAATTTAGTTAAACCTATATTATTATATATGGTATTGTTTTCACCGATATCAAATAAACAATCTCTATCATAAGCATGTATTTGTATTATTGCAGTGTCTATTTTAATACCATCATTTTTAAAATGTAGTAAATCCGTCATAACTCTAGCTCTCCACATAGCAGGACCAGATCCACCGTGTGCCCTATTTATAACCCGTGTATCAGTTATAGCTTCTAATTTTGCAGGCCATGCTCTTTTCATTTCGGCATAATATTTACTATATCCTGCAGGTTTTAAATTAAAGTCGTTTTTATACTCTTTGCTAGCTATCCACTTATAATAGTCAGATTTATCTTTGGGCTTGCATTGATTATATGATGGAAATGTGTTATCTTCTAATTCCGATCCGGCAGAAAAACTATCTCCTATAACATATATGGTTTTAGACATGACTATCTCTTGGCATAGGATAAATCTTATTCTTTAATCCTAACCCAAATTTTGGATTATCTGATGCTAACCAAAAATTTATAATTTCTAGTTCTTTTTCATCAAGTTTTGATAACAGTTCTCGGTGTACTGCGGCTATTTTTATCTTATCAGATAATGATATGTCAAACAAAAGTCTAGCAATCTCTTGTCTATTATGTATCCATATTGTTGAGTATTTTTTATCGTCTGGATTATACGTCTTTAAAAACTCATCGATTTCATCTTTTACAAAATGTGAGTAAAATACTCCTTCAGTAGACGGACTATCTTTAAATTCAGGATAGAATAATAGATAAGCTAATTCACTACGCTTGCATTTTTTGATGAAGGGATCCCTTGCTACTTTAAAAGGAGTTTGAGGTCTTAACCATTGGTCTACTGGTTTTTCCAACAAATCACTATAAATTTTACAAGAGTTGTCAAATGAGTTACCATCACCTATTTTTAAAAAGACACCACTTCCAATTATATTATTCCATTCATTTATATTTGATTTTTTAGTAAAGAAATTTTTTGAATCTAATAGCAAATAGTCATCTTCAAACTCATATGCTAATAATAATTTTTGTAATTGCTGAGTTCTCCAGCCATTGCTAGACGCATCACCGGATGTGCTCTGGCTGACACCAGTGCCTAAAAAAGAAGTTGGATAATGGTATGTTATTCTAGGAATAATTTCTAATTTATGATTTTTGTAATACGGTTTTAGCCATCTATACCAAAAGTCTAAATCAGGTTTGTCTTCATTAATAATAATTACATGAGTGCATGGTTCTACAAATTTACCAATGCTTTCAGACTGTAATAACATTTGCTGAAAATCCCTGTTACAGGTTACTGTTGCTAGATACATTATACCCTAAAACTTTCTCCACAACCACACTTATCACGCTCATTTGGGTTTTGAAATTCAAACCCTTCATTTAACCCGTTACGTGTATAGTCAATAGTCATACCTTGGACATATGCACAACTTTTTGGATCAATGTATAAAGTACAACCATTACAGTCTACTTTAATATCATGTTCTAATGGGTTGTCAACATATTCAAGCACATAAGCGAGACCTGAGCATCCTGTAGTTTTTACACCTATGCGAATGCCTAATCCCTTACCTCGTTTTTGTATTGTTTGTTGAATTTTGTTTGATGCTTTTTCAGTTATGCTTATCATTGCATTGCATTCTTTGCCATTTGTGCTACAACTTTTTTATTTTCATCAGGCTCTAATTCTTGTTCAGGAGTTTGACCTTTGAATATAATTTTATCACCTTGAATGTTTTCTATACTCTGATTCAATGGTGGATTTTTAATCATGTTATATAAATCAGACTTATCAATAATTATATCATTATCTCTGTAGTATTGCAATAATTCTGGAACAGTCCAATCACTATGAATGTTACCGGAATCAATTTCACTCTTAAGTTGGCTGGTAGTGGCTACCAGCTTAACTAACAGAGGACTGCCGGCAAACTCATACAAACGCATGTTTATCTCTTAGGACGACCGACACCACCTAGAGGCTCTTCTTCAGGAGCTTCAATGTCAAGATTCATTTCTTCTTCGCCACCGCCGGGAAGTGGTTCTTCCATGCCAATATCAGCATTCATATCAGCATTCATATCACCACCTGCATCAAATGCTTCAGCACCACCTTGACCGGTGATACTATTCAATGCAGATTTCAATGTTGTTTGACTTTGTGTCAATGCGGCTTGTAGTGAAGTTAATGCTTCAGAAACTTGTTGATTAAATGTTTCACTTTCGTTAACACCAATCTCAGATTGAACACTATCTGTCAATGCTGGTAATTCTTTTACTAACATATCACTAACTTCTTCAACCATTTTCTGTACTTGGTCTACTAAATCTTGAGCTGCCAAAACAACTTGTGACTTTTCAACTTCTTCATTCTCTACAACAATTCGTGGTTTACGTAAGCTGATTTCAGCAAAATGCTTGCTTAGTGCTTGTTCCATAAACACAAGTTTTAGATATGAAGAATTTTGTTGGCTTTCATAGAAACCAGTAGATTTCTTTGTTTCAGTCATTAGACCGCGAACTTTGTGAAGCATATCTCTTGCTTGGGCATAAGACATTTTACGAACATTAAACGGAACGTTATAATGCTCTTTTAACGCTCTAGTAGCGTTCTCGATTGGGTTTTTGTCAAAATCAGTTAATTTCATAGTTGTATTCCAAGACTAATATAAAGTATTTATCTTTTTTCATTTATTGTTAGGATTTTGAATCAAATCTTTTCTGTTGCCAAGCATATGAATTTGCTATATATTGATTTAATTCATCACTCATGGCTTTTTTTTGAAACTTATCTTCATTTAATTTAGCAAGATATATCAATTTATCCTCTGTTTTTTTGGCTTTTTTAAACAGTTTGGAATGGATAGAAATGTGTACCTCTACGCTACTTAAATGCATATCCAAATCAATTACCCGATTTGCTAATTGATATTTTCCTATTTTATCCATCACACACCAGCACACAGCATTTTTCATGCTAAAAAAAGAGTTAACGTCATCACCGTTATTTAATGATACGACTATATCATTTACATCTTTCTTTTTAATATGATACTTATTAAACAGATTGTATGTACCGTCAGTGTCTTTAAAAATTACAACATCTTGTAATTTAGCAAACTCTGAATTTGATATCATTTTATCTAATTTTCTATCAATTTTATTAACATCAATTTTCATTGTCTAACACCTTAAAATAAATATTTCGTAATTCATCCGATGAGTCTAAGAACGCAGGTAATTTATCCCAAATATTTTTTGTTTTAATCATAGGAACTCTATCGCAATCAGAGTATAATGCACCCAAATCAGAAGTACCATCATTAAACACACTAGGATGTTGTATCTCAAAATCAAAAGTCCAGCAAATGACCTGTTCGTCATGTTCTAACAAGAATCCAAAATTCTCAAAGTCATCAAACTTAATCTTACTAGATGAAGGGACGCTAATGTTTTCCGGTTGGCTACGTAACGAAACTGCTTGAACTATTGTGTCAAAATTACATTGTGTGTTTCTTTTATGCAACCATAAATCAGGATCGTCATCCATTCCTGGCTTAGAGCGATTGACGACACCAGTCTGTGTGATATCAAATAGTGTATAACAGCTTACTTTAAAACTCATACTTGTATTTAGAGGCAAAAAAAATCCGAGAATAAATCTCGGATTTCTTTGAAGTTAAACTTCTGATTAGCTTGCGCTTGTAGCTGAAGAAGCTAAACGGAAACCAACGTTTGTTACAACAGCACCACTTAGGTCATAACCATTAACTGTACCTAAAGCACGAACTTGTGCTTGTAGTGCAGCCGCTGTATATGCGCCAACTGGATAAACAGCAACAGACATATTAGTTGTGTTTGATGTAGCTTGAACTGCATAGATTGCAACTGTAGCTAATTGTTCGATAGAAACCATAACTTGTGCAACCATCTCGTCAACACCTAATTGTGCTGTTGGGGCGGCGCCTAAGTCAAAACCGAAGAAGTCTAGAGCTGGACCATATAAATTAGTAGTCGTGCCGTTAGCTGATGCGTCTGGTGCTACTGGACCATTTTGTACGTCAATTGCGAATACTGGTTGTGCATCGCCGTGTGTTCTTGTAAAACCTGCCATAATGAAATTCCTTTAAAAAGTTTGAATCGTATAGATTCATACTATTATTTATGCCTGGCAACAAAAAAAGTCGGTTTTGGCTACTGTCTTCCAGCCAAATTCTGGCGACTAAAGCCCATTCTATCTACAAATTTAAGCCCGTGACTTACAAATCCTTCTTGAGTTTGTGTGCCGTCGTCTAAATAACCCTTGACAGGGGCAGTCTTAGCGGCTTTATTAAGCTGGTCTACAATATTCATTTTAAGATTGTAGATAGCTACCCAAATAGTAAATGCACCCACTACACCTGCTTTATTAGTAGCCAAATGCTGATTAATCTTTTCACGCATCTTATCAGTCATGGGTCTTGAATTAACATACTCAATAAATCCTGCATATAAATCATTTAAGTCGCCGGCTACGATACGCTTATTAATGTATGTAGTGAATAGTTGATTGAATGTATTTCTAGCCTGGGGTGCTGTAGTCATTAACTGTTCTACTGATTGTCCATATTTTTGTATGGCTGATTGTGCCCTCTTAAGCAAGGTAGCATTTAACTTTAGACTAGGAGTGATTGGCATTTTAGCAGGTAATATAGCTACATCACTATTATTTTTCAATTTACCAATAGTACCATCTAATGGGATTGCTTGGTCTGTTGTTAATGCATCGGGTGCAATATATTGGTGTACCACTATACCTGAGTTTTTCTTATCAAAAAACTTACCCAAATCACTATTTGCATCTACTGTATATGTAATTCCATTAGGGTTAGCTTTGAATGTGTATAGCCCGTTCTTTTCTACTAATGGTTTACTGAATAACAAATCACCCCAATAATAACCTTTACTTCTGTCAGACTTTTCTAAACCGGGCCATATCTGTGCAATTAATTGATGTAAGTCTGCACGATTTACCCCACGTGCCTGGTCATATTGAGCAAACTGTTCCGGGCTGAATACTTGACGACCACTACCATCTTTCTTGTTAAACATATGCTTGTCTAATATAGTGAACTTACCATTACTGTTACGTCCAAATATCAATGCAGGATAACCGTCCCATTTGATTGTGACTTTTTCAGGTTTAGCTACCGTATCCGCCATAGCTTGAACAGCTTGATTAGCACCACTTACACCACGTAAGAAAATCAAATCCTCAGGATGGTCAAGATGACCTTTATCTTCTGTAACAACATTGGATATTTGGTCAATTTTAGTTGTCAATATTGCCAGTGATTCAACTAGGTTCATTATCTCGATTTTTCTTTAGAGATTTAGAAAACTTTGCCTGGTCCTTGCTTTTGATGGCACCTAGCAATTTGCGCTCTAAAATGGCGGCTTGCTCTGGACTATAGTTACGATTAATCATCTCTATTAGATTGATAGCACTGGTAATAATATTATGACCACGACTCTCAATAATGTGAGTCTTATCTCTATTATTACCAATAGCTTCTAGTTCTTCTAGCAGACTTCGAGTTTGTTTTTGCATATTAGTTTCCTAATAGTATTTATCTACTTTTAGGTTTTATTTCTTAAACCATTCAGCATTGACTTTAGCTTAGAACCCTGCACATCCGCTATAATACGTTTGTTTTCCGGCTCTAGTATCTCCCCTGTCCCTTGGTCTATAATAGGTTCAGTTGATACCAATGTACTTTGAGGTTTAAGTTGACTCATAATATCATTAGCACTAGGTTTGGGGGTATAACTATTTTGATTATCAGGATCGCTATCACTAATACGCATAGTTTCAATATCATAATCTAAGTCAATCTTTTGTCCTACACCAGTTGAACTACGACTTTTCATACACTGAATCTGATACTTACCTCTCTCACGCATACTACGACTTGTAAAGATACCGAACACGTTATCAGCAGTATTAATCTTACTGATACCACCAGCAATGTGACTATGGTCAAACTCAATCTCATCAACCGCACTACGATTTAACTGACTTGCAGTCACCATTAATATGCCCATCTCTTTTGCAAGATTACGCAATTCTTCTGCTACATACTTGTCTTTAATAAACTGGTCGTTAGGATTGACTTTAACACTGACTGGCATAACTAAATCTAAATAATCAACCATAACAAAGTCAATCTTAATACCTGTTTGAATCTGCACCTCTTTTAAATAAGCACGAATATCATTTACATTACTTTGTGCGGGTAATGCTTTAACACGATATTGTCCAGACTTCTTTCCAACCATTTTAACTTTAAGACTAGTTGTATCAATATCTTTACGAATCGCTTTTGTACCCATCATAGTTAACATAGCATCAGTTCGTAGTGATGTAAGTTCTTCACTAAGTTCTAATGTAATATAGACACCACTCATACCTTGCTGTAACCAGTTCAATGCAATATTCATCATAACTAATGATTTACCTGAACCTGAACCACCTGCAAAGATGTTCAATTCACCTCGACTGAAACCCCCATATAAGATACGATCCATCTGGGGCCAGCCTGTACTAACCTGCCCACCACTATTAAAATATTTGTTAATACGTGCTGCCGGATCATAAAAGTAATCTGTGCCCATGTCTTTTTGCAAACTGATTTGAACCGCATCTTTGATTAGTTTTTCAACAGGGTCGAATTCACCTTTCTCAAGTAAGTCTGCCGCTTTAAGAATGGCACGTTCTAGTTCTTGTCGTTTAGTGAAGGCTTCAAACTCATCCAAGAACCAATCAAATTGATTGGGGCTAAAGTTAGAAATAATATCAATATCTTGACCAGTGATAGCTTTGATTTGTGTAGCGTCAGGTAAAATACTATATTTTGTAGTATGTTCTTTATATAAGTTTACAACTGGCCTTAATGACCTGTCAAAGTTCTCACTATTTAAAATGTTCATAACCCTAGTGTAGAGTTCGGCTTCAGTAATCATCACACGCAAAAATATCTTTTGCATCTCAATACCGTAATCTTTTTTATTTTCGTAATCTTTTTTCAATTTTTTTCCTCTGTAGTTCTATTTTGATTTTACTAGTTGTCGCACTACTCAATATACTGAGTAATGTAGGCAACTTACCATACTTAACTACCGCGTCATTTACATCTTTAACATCGTCATCCCAATTGGGAATACTTACACTATAACCTAACTCTAATGCTCTATCACATGTTTCTAAACCTGTCTTATCTCTATCGGGAATAAAGATAATACGTTTATTAAGTTGTGCTAGAATTTGTGCTTGGTCATCGTTGATTGTATTATGTGTTAACGCACAAGCATTTAAACTTAATGCGTCAAATATACCTTCAACTAACAAACATACTTCCCAATCGGGTTTCTGAAAGTCGTAACCAAATACATAGCCGGATTGTTGTTCGTTA